GGGGATGTCTCCCGGTGTTCTGACTGGGGCTGTTCCTGTGGTTTCGTCTTTCCCTACCAGGCTGGTGAGCCCAAGGGGCGGCCACACCCGTCGCCGCTGATTCAGCTGACAGCCACTTCTGAGGACCAGGTGGAGAACACCTACAGGCCGCTGCGGGCGATGATCCAGATGGGTCCCCTCCGGCACCAAATGGCGGTCCGGGATGGGTTCGTGCGCATCCTCGGTGGCCTGGGCGGCGACGACGCCGACAGGATCGACGCCGTAACCGCCAGCGCCGACAGCCGCGTCGGCAACCCCGTGACGTTTTGCGAACAGGACGAAACGGGGTTGTGGACCAAACGTAACCGCATGACGAAAGTCGCTGACGCTCAACGCCGCGGCCTGGCAGGCATGGGTGGTAGGGCGATCGAGACAACAAACGCCTACGACAGTGCGGAGCAGTCGGTTGCCCAAACGACGCTCGAAGCCAATCTGAGTGACGTGGCGACCTTTTATATCCCACCTCCCCAACACTTGAAGTGGGAGCGGAAACGAGACCGGCGCCGAATCCTCGAAGCCGTCTACACGGGCAGCCCTTGGGTCAACATCGACACTGTGCTGGCTGAGGCTGACGAAATATCCCTCCGCGACCCCGAACAGGCCGAGCGGTTTTTCGGTAACCGGATCACCTACTCATCAGGCAGCTGGCTGCCAGCAGGACTATGGGAGGAGCACTATGCAATGGCTGGGGAATCCCCCTGACGGCACTAGCATCTGCGTGGGCTTTGACGGGTCAGAAAACAACGACTGGACTGCTATCCGGTGTGAAACCCTTCAAGGGTTTTCGTTCACACCCCGTTACGGGCCAGACGACCGCCCCACCATCTGGAATCCTGCCGAGTGGCAGGGCCGCATACCCCGCGGGGAAGTAGCCGCAGCCGTCGACGAACTTTTCGACCGCTACCAGGTGGAACGCATGTACTGCGACCCCCAGGATTGGAGGTCGGAAATTGGCGAGTGGGCGCTCAAATACGGTGATGAGCATGTGTTTGAGTGGGCCACAAACAGCATCAAACGCATGTACCAGGCGATTCGGAGGTTCGAGGTAGACCTGACAACGGGGCGCATCACCCATGACGGGTGCCCGCTCACTAGTCTGGCCATGGCCAACGCTCGAAAGGTCGCCAAGGCCGGCCAAATGTACGTGCTCGGCAAGGCAACAGAGCAACAAAAGATTGACCCCGCCATGGCTACCGTGCTCGCCCACGAGGCGGCCATGGACGCCCACGCCGACGATTGGGAAAACGCTTCAGCGCCCGCCAGGGTTGTTGTGCTAGGCCGCCGCAGAAGGAGGTGACAATGGAGCTCACGCCAGAAGAACGAAGACTCGCCGAAAAGCTCTTCAACAAGATTCAGCGCCAGCGCCGGGAAGACCGTAAGAACGAGCGCTACTACCGAGGCCTGCAGGAAATCGGCAATCTTGGCATCGCGGTGCCACCCGACGTACAGCCGTTTGCTTTTCCGCTGAACTGGTGCCGCACCTATATAGATGTTTTGGAAGAGCGGCAGGACGTGCGAATGTTCCTGCGCTCCGGGGCGCTCGAAGAAGACGCTGAGCTGCGTGCCGACTGGGAAGCCAACGACCTCGACTCCTTGTCCCACCTGGTGCACCGCGATTTGCTCATTTACGGTCGGGCATTCATCTCCGTTGCCGCCCGCGACGGCGGCGGCAGGCCCCGGATCATGCCCGAATCCCCCAAAGACATCGCTGCTTTGGTCGATGCGCGCACCCGCGAAATGACCGCGGCCCTCCGCATCTACCGGGATGACACCGGCATCGCCGAATACATGACCCTCTACCTCCCCGACTCCACCGTGCTCATCGACCGCCGCGCCGGGAAATGGGAAGTGGTCAGGCGTATCAAACACCGCCTAGGCCGGGTGCCGCTGGTGATGATCCTCAACCGGCAACGAACCGGGGAATGGGCGGGCGAAACCCAACTAGCGGACCTTCGGTCCCTGGTCGATATGGCGGGGAGGGTAATGCTACAGCTCCAGCTAGCCATGGAAACCGTAGCAACGCCCCAGAAAGTCGCCCTAGGCGTGACCCAGAAGGATTTCGTAGACGCTGATGGCAACCAGATCGACGACCCATGGGAGACCTATCTGGGCGCCATCTGGGCGATCTCCAGCAAAGACGCCAAGATCGAGCAGTTGTCGGGTGCCCAACTGACGGGTTTCCACGACACCATCAAGATGCTGGCCGAACAAGCAGCAACCGTGACCGGTTTGCCGGTGCGGATGATGGGGCAAAACACCGCCAACCCCGCCGCCGAGGGCGCCATCCGCGCCGACGAATCCCGACTCGTGAAACAGGTGGAGCGACTGAATACCCTCATGGGCGCCGGCTGGGCGTGGGCGCTAGGCATCGCCGAGCGGATCCGCACCGGCAGCTGGGACGCCGATGGCCAGATCAGCACCCTGTGGCAGAACCCCGGTACCCCCACCGAGTCGCAACGCGCCGATGCGCTGCAAAAAAGCACTGGTGGCAGACCGTTCATGTCAGTGCGCGGGGCCATGGCCGAGATGGGATGGCCGCAACAACGCATTGACCGTGAGCTGGAGTGGCTGGAACAGGAAAACAGTATGGGCGGCATCATCGAAAAACTCGAACGCGGCGCCGACGACAACTCGGGCGAACGCGAACCGCCGTAGTCGCGCTAGCCGTCGTCTAGCGGTATGGAGGGAGGCCCACCATCATGCTGGATTCCCAGTACTCCAGGCTCCCCCCACAACTCCAAGCCGCCGCAGACTACCGGCAACGCCTCATCGCCCAGATAGTCCGGCGAGTGCTCGCGGCCTGGCGACCCAACAGCCCGCAAGACCCCAATGCCTGGTTCGCCAGCCACGCCCTACCGTTCACCGAGATGGTGGCCCACGGGCAACTACTGGCAGCCCAAGCAGCAATCGCATCGGCAGACGTTGCGCTGGATCTACAACACTATGATGTGGCGCCTGAGCTGTCGGCGGCCCCGGAAGCGTTCGCCGGGGTAACAGGCAGCGGCGACCCCGTGATGGGACTCGCCTACGCCCAAGCCCAAAAAATCACCGAACTGGTCGACGCCGAAGCCCCTATCGTGGAGCGTGCGCAGGTGTGGCACCACGCGGGCGTGATGCTCGCAACCACCACCCAAACCGCCATCTCCGATGCCGCCCGCATGGCCATACTCACCCACCTAGCCGCTAGACCCGGCACTACCTGGGTTCGGGTAGTTCGCCCCCCATGCTGCGCCAGATGCGCCATCCTGGCCGGCAAAAAAGGCAGCAGCCGCATGAAGTTCATGAGGCACCCCGGATGCGACTGCACCGCCATTCCGGTCTCCGAGGCCACGTCGGATATGCACAAACTGTTCTATTTCGACGCTAAGGAATACTTCGATTCCCTAGCGCCGGAGCAGCAGGCCAAGGTGTTCACTAAAGCGGGCGCCAAGGCTATCCGCGATGGCGCCGACATTAACCAAGTTGTTAACGCCCGCCGGGGCATGAAAGCCATCACCTCGGCAGGTGGTAGGCGGCGACTCATCACCACCGAAGGCACCACCAAGCGCGGCTGGGCGTCTGAATACTTGCGGGAGCAATATGGCGCGGTGCTACAAAAAGCTGGCGGCAGGTACCGACGCACGTCGGTAGCTAGGCTGATGCCGGAAGAAATCTACCGTATCGCCGGCGCCGACCGTGACTTGGCCCTAGCGCTGCTACATAAGAACGGCTTCCTCACCGACGCCACACCAGATTTGTCTAGCAAGTGGTCGTGGGCGAAGCGTGATCCCGAAGTCCTGGCAGCCAAACGCAGGATCGACACCAGGCCAAGCATTGCGCTCTCTGGTAACCCCTAAAAACTTGTGACACCGACCCCCAAAAGTGGAGGTCGGTTTTTCTATGCCCAAAAACAAAGAAGGAAGGAAGATCCATGATTGTCAACGGTCTAATGCGCTATCACATTCGGTGCGTTACACAGCCCCCTATCGACGGTCAGTCACTAGCTGGCGGCTCTAGTGCTGCCGAGGGGGCGGCTTCTACCCCCCAGGCCAGTGGCCGGCAACGGGAAGGCGAAACCGCATCAGCCACCAGCAACGCCGACGCTGATGCTGACGCCGACAGCGACGGGGATGGCGGCGAACCGAACGGTCGGGGCTCAAAAACCCAAGTGCTTGCCGACCTAGCTAAGGAACGCGACAAGCGCCAGACCCTCGATAAGGAAAACGCTGCGCTGAAGGCGCGCCTGGCGGAGTTCGAGCGCGCCCAGATGACAGAGCAAGAGAAAACCGCGGCAGACCTCAAAACAGCCCAAGACCGCGTGGCGGCTCTGGAAGCACAGATCGCCGAACAACACCGCCAGGCGGCAGTTGCTAAGGCGCTGAAAACTGTGGGGTTGCCTGCTGATCTAGCCGGTCGGCTTCAGGGCTCAACCCCGGAAGAACTCGCCGCTGATGCCAAGGCCCTAGCCGCGGCGCTAGGTGAGCCGCCGGTCGACCCCTCCCAAGGGCAACATGCCAGCGGCAGGGCAACCCCCCGTAGCCTCACCGAGGCGCTTCGTAACCACTACAACATCACATAAAGATAAGGAGGCTCGCTATGCCTATTACCCTGGCAGACGCCAAACTCAACACTTTAGAAGACTACGACCCGGCGGTTGTCGACGAGTTCCGCAAAAACTCCCCGCTGCTAGATGCCTTGATCTTTGATACCGCGGTCAACCCCGCAGGTGGCGGCGCCACTCTCGAATACGGCTACCGCCGGCTGGTTACCCAGCGTGCCGCTGACTTCCGCGAAATCGGCAAAGAATACACCCCCCAAGAAGTCAAGACTGTAAAAAAGTCCGTGGAGCTCAAGCCGCTGGGCGGTACTTTTGAAGTGGATCGGGTGCTTGCTCACCTCGGCCCCGCAGCCAGCGACGAGGTGGCCCTGCAAACCTCCCAGCTCATCAAAGCCACCAATGCCAAGTTCAACGACGCAATCATCACCGGTGACACCGCGGTCGATGCCAAAGGCTTTGATGGCCTGGACAAGGCGTTAAAGGATTCTGCGACCGAGCTGAACGCCACGGGGGAGAAAGACTGGACCGCTCTCACCACCGCCGACACCGCGTTGGCTATCCTCGATGACTTGGACGAGCTGCTCGGCGCTCTGGATGGCCCGCCCACCCTGCTGCTCTGCAATAAGCGTACGTTGGCGAAGATTCGAGCAGCCGCGCGCCGGGCTAACCTGTACACTCAGCAACCGGTCGAGGGGCTGCTGGGGGCTAATGGCCATGAGATCACCCGGGAAATGCTCGGCAACGTCATCCTTGCGGATGCCGGTGAGAAAGCCGGCACGAACGACCCGGTGATCCCCACGGCCGCGGGCAAGACCAGCATCTATGCCGTACGCATCGGCTTAGACGGCTTCCATGGCGTGACCACCACCGATGGCCAGATGTTGCGCACGTGGTTGCCTGACTTCAGCACCTCCGGCGCCGTGAAGCGTGGCGAAGTGGAGTTGGGGCCGGTCGCCCCGGTACTCAAATCCACCAAGGCGGCCGCGGTGCTGCGCAATGTCAAGATCGGGGCCTAATCATGGCCATCGTGAAAACCCCCGTCGAGGGCTACACCGGCCCCATCGGCACTGATTTGTTCGTCGGCGGCGTCTGTACTGACGTTCCCGACGACCGGCTGGACTACTACCGGCGGCAAGGCTACATCACCCTCGCCCAGGAACCGCCCCCGCCGCAGGAGACGCCAATCCAGCTGCCAGCCGATGGCGCACCGAAAGCCGACTGGGTCATCGCAGCCGTTCAGCTCGGCATTGACGTTAAAGGCAAAACCAAAGCCGAAATTATCGCGGCAGTCACCGCGGCCACCCCAACAGTGGAGGAGTAACCCCCATGGCCACCTGGCTCACCGCCGATCCTAAAACCCTGTGGCCACACCTCGACGACACCCGCTTGGAGGAAGCAAAACGCCTCATCGAACGGGCGGAAAGTATTATTCTTCAGCGTTTCCCCAGCATCCCCACCCGCATCCAGCAACACCGGCTCAGCGCCGAGGTTGTTGCCGGCGTCGTGGAAGACATGGTGACCCGCGCTATCGCCAAAGAAGATCGGGGTGGACTCGCCCAGCTGGCCTACCCGGAGGTGACCATGCAATGGGAAACCGACGGGGCGTTAGGGCAAGGCTCAAGACTGTGGCTCACCACCGACGAGGTCGTCCTGCTGTCCCCGCAGCTGGCCCAGGGTGCCTGGAGTGTCCGTCGCAAAGCAACACCTACGCTGCCGGAGGACCGATGCTAACCCCCCGAATACTCTTCCAACCCGGGTGGCAGTATCGGCGGCAAACAATCACCCAGGACGACCCCATCACCGGGGAAATCATCGCCACCACCTACGAACCCATCGCTGGTACCGGCCTCGTCCAAGAGGCCTACTGGACCGGCATGCAAGAAACCACGCCCACCGGAGGCATCCGCGACGAACGACTCGTCATGTTCGCCCCCGCAGGTGCCGCCGTGGCCGACCTCGACATCACCGCCAAAGACGAATTCATCGGCCCCGCCGGCCAGGTGTGGCAGTGCATCAGCGACGGCATCGCCCGTGGTATCCCAGGCCGGCCACCCGACTACATTGCGGCACGAGTCCGCAGAGCAAAGGAGAAAGAACAACCATGACCGAAACCATCCCCACCACCCAAGCCGAGCAGCTACTGCCAGAGGAGGAAGGCGTCCACGACGGCATCTACCACGGCACCGACGACGCCGGCAACCCCTTCTACACCGCGGCCGGCAGCCCCTACCATCTCGCCGACATCCGCAAGAAACAAGCCGCCCGCGCCGCCGAAGCGGCCGAGAAGGAAGCAAAGGAGGAAGACCCCAGTGGCGAAAGCGAAACTCACCCTGTACCGGCGCCGAATACTCCGCGAGCTGCGGCGCCAAACGGTACCGGCCCGAAAGAAAATCGCCCAGGAGATAGCCAGCCAAGCTAAAGCTATCGCCCCTGTCCTCACCGGCGACTACCGTGACGGCATCGGCGCCAACGTTCGGGGCACCATGGTGCGGGTTGTCGACAATGACGAAACCGCAATCCACAAGGAATACGGGACCGCCGACACCCCCGCCCACGCCGTCCTCACCAACGCAGCCATGCGATTCGGCCGCTACCGAGGCATGAGGCCCCGATGAGCGCCATAATCCCCACCGCCTACATCCCCGGAGAGGTGCGTAAATATTTACTCGCCGACGAGGAGTTCATCCGGTTACTGCATGGTGGTGCCGTCACCTGCCGGGAGGTCCCCGACCCTCTTACCAAACCCCATGTCACAGTCAAAGCCGTAGGCCACCAGGGCGGCGACCCCAGGTTGCACCGGGTACTCATCCAAATCACCCCCTGGGTGCCCCGACCCGACGTTTCCCGCATCCCCGAAGACCCCGACATCACCGCATGGAACCTCGCCACCCGCGCCGGGGAACTCCTGGCCAGGGCAAAAAACATCATCGTTGATGACACCCACGCCTGGTCCGCCCACTGGGTGGACGGCCCCATCCAGCTAGAGGACAAAAACCGGGGTCTTGACCGAATCATTTACTACGCGCCTGTTCGCATTGGTGTTCACCTGCGCAGGCGCACAATCTAACAAAGGAGTGCATCATGTCCGATTTTGCTGATTCCAAAAAAGCCCATGTTTGGTTGGATGGCGACGCTTTCCGCGCCCCCGTAGGCACTGCCATGCCCGCTGATCCTTTTGCCGCTACCCTCACCGGGTGGGACGCCTACGGCGGCATTGAAGCAGGCATTGAGGTGACTGCTGAGCAGCAAGTCACCAAGAAGAAGATCTGGAACAAGCGCAATGCCATCTACAAGATCATCCGCGACGCTTTGGAATCTGGTATGAAGTACCGCGCTGTCGACAACAGCAAGGCTGCCCTGTTGACCCGCCTGCAGGGCGGCAAGATCACTAAGAAGGGCGATCTCTACGTTGCCGAGCTTGGGCTTGGCGAAGAATTTGCCTTCTTCTGCCGGTTCGATGACGGCGTTTCTAAGATGGCATTCTACTGCCCCCGTGTGACGCTGGCATCGCCGGCGAAGCGCGCCGTCATCGACGACCAGAACCTGGACGGCTGGGAGTTCGACAACTCCTTCCTTGAAGGCTACGAGGAAATCATCCCCGAGCTACCCGCAGGCATTACCGTGCCCTAATGGCAAATCCTTCATGCCCATTTTGCGCAATCATCATGGGGGAAGGTTGGGCGCGGGAAATCTACCGCGACGACCATACCGTGGCGTTTTTCCCACTTCAACCGGCGACTCTTGGCCACACCCTGGTGGTTCCCCGCCGGCACATACCCGATATTTGGGAGCTGCCAGAAGCTGACGCCGCGTGCCTCTCTCGCGCTGTCTTGCGGGTTGCTGCGGCGTTACGTGCGGCTGTCACCCCAGACGGGCTAAATATCATCCAATCCAGCGGGGCGGTGGCAACCCAAACCGTCCCTCACCTGCATATACATTTGGTGCCGCGCTGGGCAGCAGATGCTATGGGCCCTATTTGGCCGGCTAAACCTCCCAGCCACCCGCCACAGGTGCTCGACAACCTCCGTGACAAGCTGGCTGGCCTCATGTAGAGCGGGCTAGGCGTCGGCTCTGTCTAAAACCCTTATTCCTTCCAAACACTAGGAGAAACCAAACCTCATGGAAAAAATCGACCTTTTCGAGCGCGCTCTCGCTATCAACGGCGGCGACCCTGTGCCCGTTACCCTGCTCGGCGTTGATCTGTCGTTGCGCCGAGATTTCACCGGCCAGGAAGCTCACGACATTGTTCGGGCACTGTTTGACCATGCTGACGAAGCAGTACATGACCAAGCTACCCGCGTTGTCGCCCTGGTGTCTGACTCCCCCAAGGAAGACCAGGTGGCCTTCGTCGACCAGCTCATGACCCTGAGTCTCGCCGAGGTCATGCGGGTGTTTGATGTCATCGGTGAGATCTGCGGCTACCGGGATGCCGATGGCAATTTTTTTCCTACATCCTCCAGCTAATCAGCCCCCAGGAGTTCGCTAGGCGGCTGGTCGGGTTCCAATCCAAATACCACCTAAACTACCGCACGTGCCTGGCGGAAATGTGGTGGGTTGACCTAGCGATACTCGCTGATGGGCTGGACGAGTGGACCCCCACTGACGAAAACATTGCCAGGTTGGTGGATAGGGAGGATTACTGGCTGAACTCCGAATACAGGTCGTGGATCACCGACCCGGACGACCCCGAGGTGCAAGCGGAGAAAACCCGCCAGAAACTGCTCGGTATTAAGCCCCCAGAGCAGCCACAGCTGTGGCCCGTCGCGGTTCGCCCACCTGCGCTGCAACAGCAGCTGGTGCAAGCAGCCACCCAGGCGGCGGAGAAAGCTGCCAAACCACTAAAGCGGAAGATCACCATCACGGAGTTCCTGCGCATGCGCGGCAACTAGAAGGCACCCGAAACGTTAGGAGGGCATAATGGCCGGCGGCAAAATCGACATTCTGGTTGAACCGAACACTAAAGGATTCAACCGCGCCCTGGAATCCAGCCTGGGCAGCGCCCTGGGTATTGCAGGGAAACTCGGCGCCGGTATCGGCGTCGCCCTCGGCCTTGGCAGCGTTGCCAGCGATATCGTTTCTGTCGGCACCGAGTACCAAAGCCAACTGAACACCATGGCCGCGGTGTCCCAGGCGACCGCGGGGCAGATGGACGCTGTACGCGCCAAGGCTAGGGAACTCGGCAACGACATCTCGTTGACCGGCACGTCGGCATCTGATGCCGCAGCGGCCATGACCGAGCTCGCCAAGAACGGCCTAACCGTCGCCCAGTCCATGGAAGCGTCCAAGGGCACCTTGCAGCTGGCTGCTGCCGCCCAGATTGATGCCGCCCAGGCCGCCACCATCCAAGGCCAGGCTCTGCAGGCTTTTGGTTTGGGTGCCCAAGAAGCCGGCCGGGTATCCGACATTCTCGCGGGCTCGGCGAACGCTTCTGCTGCGGAGATCACCGACGTGGCCCAGGCCCTCCAACAGGCCGGCACGGTGTCACATGCCTTCGGCGTGAGTATCGACGATACCTCCACTGCGATCAGCATGTTCGCCAACGCCGGCATCACCGGCTCCGACGCCGGCACCCTGCTGAAAACTTCCCTGCTGGCGCTCACTGATCAAGGCAAACCCGCCCAGAATGCTATCCACGATCTGGGCCTAACCGTCTACGACGCTAAGGGAAAGTTCGTAGGGCTGCCGTCCCTGATCGGCCAGCTGAACGCCGCGTCAAACCGCATGACGGAGGAACAGTACCAGGCGGCAACCGCCACCCTGTTCGGCTCCGATGCCATGCGCTTCGCTTCTATCACTGCAGGTAAAACCACCGAAGATTTCAATGCCCTCAAGGAAGCAGTCACCCGGCAGGGGCAAGCCGCCGAGGTAGCCGCCGCCCAAACCAAAGGCCTACCGGGCGCCCTGGAACGCCTCGCTAATGCGAAAGAAGATTTGACTCTTGGCCTATTTGAGGCCCTCCAGGATGACTTGGTGGCAGCCGCCGACGCCGGTACTGCCGCTCTCGGCAAGATTGGTCCCGCCGCCGAATCAGGCATCCACCTAGCTTCAGACGCTGTGCACGGGCTTGTTACCGTCCTCACCCCCGTAGCCGGCCTTGCAGCCACCCTCGCCAGCGACTTCACCGGGCCCCTGCTCGGCATCGCCGCCGTCATGGCCCTGAAAAACTGGACAGACTTTCCTACGAAGATTCAGCAGGCCGCCCAGTCGATGGCCACGATGAAACAGGGTGTTGCTGACCTGCAAGAATACTACCGAAAAGGCCACAAGGCAATCAGCGAGTTCGACGCGAAAACCCAATACATGATTACATCATCCAACGGGTTGACGCAGGCCCTGGGCAGGTCGCGGGAGGCATTCAGCTCCGGGTCGGAAGCTATGCAAGTCGCAGCTAAACGCTACTTCTACGCCGGTAATACCATTGCCTCCAACGCCGCGAAAATCGGCAATGCCGCCGCGGGTGCGGCTAAAGGCGGCCTATCCCTTATGAAATCCGCCGCGGGCGGTCTAGTAGACGCTTTGGGCGGGCCATGGGCTGTTGGCATCATGGTCGCAGGCGCAGTTATCGGCGGTCTTGTCGAGCCCAGCCACGCCGCCACCGAAGCCCAGCGCAAGCTGGCGTCGGCAACGAAAGCGACTAAGGCAGCCCAAGCGGCCCTCTCTAAAGAGGTCTCCGGCACCACCGGTGCGCTCACTGACCAGGCGAAGAAAGCAGCCGGCGAGCTGGCCGATGCTACCCTCACCCAGTTCACCGCTATCGGTGAAGCCAAGGACCACTGGCTCTCCAAATCTGACCCCACCCGCACCTGGTCGGAATGGAACAAATTATCGTTTAAGGAGCAGCAGGAGGCAGCCCGTAGCGCGTCTGAAATTTCCGACGCCTACCAGGTTCTAAAAACCAAGCTCACCGCTACTGGCCTGAGCATGGAAAACCTTAACAGTATCGTTGCCGAGGGCGGCGACGACTATAAGAAACTCGTTTCCGAGCTGCGTGCTGCTGGTGAGGAAGGCGAGCGTGCTGCGGGCTACCTGGAGAAATCGCGGAAGCAGATCGAAGACACGATAGCTGCTGCGCGCCGGGTTGACCCTGCTGCCGCCCAGGCGGCCAAGGGAATTGATGTTCTGGCGGATTCGTCGGCCAACGCCAACGATAAGCTGAACGCCCTGGAGTCGATCATGCAGGCCATGGGCCTGGCGCCCATGGCAGCAGAAGAAGCCATGGCTTCCGCAGCTCAGGCTGTGGATGACATGGTGAAATCCGCCGAGACAGCGAACCACCCGGTAGAAGAACTGGGCGCAAACCTCGGCGACTTGGCAACCGGCAAGCTAGATATGACGAACGCTTCCGCTAGGGAGCTGAGCAAGAAGCTCTCGACGATGCGGCAGGAGCTGGAAAAGGTCGCCACCGCGGGCGGTAACACTAATGATGCGTACAAGCAGATGCAGGGTTCCTTTGCCACTATCGGCCAGGAGTTCGGCCTGACCGCGGAGCAGGTCCAGCACCTAGCCGACACATATGGCGTGCTGCCCAAAGAGATCACCACCCTGGTTGGTGTCAATAGCGAAGGCGCTAAGAAGGAGTTGGCCACGGTGTGGTCCCAGCTCTACCCGTTGAAGGCCGGCACCAGTATTGAGGTCAAGGCTGTGGGTGACCAGGCCATGGGTGTACTCAAAGACCTAGGTGTCAAGGCGGAAAAGCTGCCTGACGGCATCAACATGAAGCTGACCGCCACCGACGCCGACGCCGTGGCCAAACTCGGAGAAGTAGCTGCAAAGGCCGACGCTATCGGCGACAAACCAGTCGACGTGAAACTACTGCTGGACGATACGCGGTTCACGACCAACGTAGCAGCTGCCAAGAACCTGGTCGACGACCTGGCGATCCAAAAACCTTCCCCCAAAGCCCAGCTGGTTATTGATGATTTCCTCAAGACTGGGGAGATTGTCAAGGGTGACCTTTATTATCTAACAACACTGTCGACACGGCCTCAGGCCGACCTGAACAAAGATCTGTTCGACACTGGGTTTAACGCCACCAAGGAGCAGCTGGACTCACTCACCCGCACCACGGCGATGCCGACCGTTGATGTGAACACTGAGCCTGCGCACAACAAGTTGAATGCTCTCTGGAACCTATTGGCATCAACGCCTTTTATAGGCCCGTCGGCAACTACAGGTATGGCGAAAGCCGCCGGGCTTTCAGGAAAAGCCGCTGGTGGCCGCCTGCCAACAGCCGGCCCCGGCACCGACACCACCGATGGCATCCTTGCGGTCAACCCCCAAGGCGCCCCGGTGGCGTGGGTGGATGCCGGCGAGTGGGTCATCAACCGACGCTCAGCTGACCGGTATAACCGCACCTTGCACCATCTGAACCAGGGTGACGGGCCAGGCGCCCTGGCGGCCCTCTATAACGAGCTGCCCCACCACGCTACGGGCGGGCGGGTGCAGAAGGTTAAGACTGATTTGGCCCCGCTGGATGGCACCCCCTACATCCTGGGCGGGTTTTCCCCGGCCGGTGTGGTTTTCTCCGGGGGTGGGGCGGCCCGCTGA